ATAAAAAAGGCCGCTGTTCAGCGGCCCTTATCACGGTGATTAATCTGTTATGCCAGTCGGGGTGTTTCATGCTTCCTCACGAATAGGTAAATCCCGGCGCGTCTTTTTTGCTGCCCCAGTAAATCGGGCGCTCGGACATCTGCGCCACATAGCGAAAAATGCGATCGCCAGGCTGCGCGGCCTGATGCGATTCATCGGTATAACGGTCGGGAAACGGGCGCTGCCAGTCTTCAAAAATATTACTGACGGTATACTGCAGCGCGTTTGTATCCCCCGCCGTTGCGCCGGTCGAGGAGACCTTGCCCTTGAAAATCAGGTCAGCCACCCGTGCCACGCCCGCATCATCCAGCGCCACTAGATACAACTCCGCCGGGCGGCCCACACAGCGCTCGTTCAGCGTCTTAGCAAACAGGGACATATCGAGGCCTGAAAGGGTCAGTTTCAGTTGCGTCGGGCTGGTTGTTCCGGTTTCCTGCACGTCATCAACCGCGCCCAGCGTTCCGACGCCGTAATAGACGTAGCCGCCGAGCACCAGCGTGCCGGTACCGGAATGCACGTAAGCGGTACCGGATTCAAACTGGATCTGAGCGGCGATCACCGCCGTTACCCTGTCCCGGGACAGGTAATCGACCATCTGCTCAGAAAAAGGGCTGTACAGCATCAGAACGCCTCCTCGAATTCCAGCGTGTAACTGGTGAACACGCCCGGCACACGGTTGCCGGTGCCCTGCTGGTTATCTTTCAGCTTGAAGATGCCGTAAGGGGCCAGAACCTCGATCCGCGCATTAGCCGGGGGAGGACTGCGCAGCATCGGCGCTATCGGAATAATCGCCGTGCCGCCTGCGGCGCTTGCCACATCTGCGGTAACCATTTTCATCTCATCGTTAACGGTGAGGTAATCCCCTGCCCGCAGCACCACCACGCCCGGCGACCAGCCTTTTGTCATCAGCACGATTCCGGACTGATTCGGATCCGATACCAGCGGTGTTCCGGCGGGCTTACGCCCTCCCCGTCCCCAGTCACGGATCTTCACCCGGCCGAACTCGCCGTCAAGGGAGGCTATCAGCGCATCGAGGCGCCGTGATTTGTCATCTGACAGGTTATTAAATGTCAGCGAACATACCCAGCGGGTACCCGGAAAGCGCACTGTCTGCGATGAACCGTTGAAGGGACTGCGAAAGGTTTTTGCGTTGCTTTCCGGTCGCCACGTCAGGGATGACGGGCAGATGTCTGCGGGCCATTCAAGTGCGGCCATGTTCTTCTCCTGAGATTAAACGCCCAGCAGGCGTCGGCCCTGCCCCCGGCTCTGAAAGTCCTGCAGCATGTCCTGACGCGCCTGCTTTCTCCCTTCAGCTGCGCCTTTGCGTGCTGCCTGCTCCATCGCCTGAATAAGTGCGGCATCGCCGTTACCCGAAACGCTAATGTGCTGGGTTATATGGACATCGCTGCCGCCGCTACCAGCAACTGCATTATCGACCATCCTCACGCCCAGCGTTCCATTCGGTGTTCTGGTTAATGGCATAACTGCCTCGGGCCCAGCCTCGCCCATCAACCCATCGCCTTTGGCAAATTTGAACATCGTTGGACTTGAAATGATCGAGTTGCTGAAGTGGCTAAGATTTGGGGAATCGAAGACACCACCTTTTGCAAATTTCAACCCGCTGGCTGCGCCAGTGTATGCGCCGGATGGTGTGCTCCCTCCTGATGCTGTATCACCACTAAAAAGACCACCAAGGGAACCAAACAGGCCACCGCCTCCTGCGGACTTCAACGAATTGACCAACATTGCATTCAGGATAATTTTTTGCATTGAAGCCAATACCGATCTCGACCAGTCCTCCCAGTCAACTTTATTGCCTGATAAAGCATCGGAAATATTTCCGATAAGACCGGTCATTGAGTTGTTCACAAGATCTGCTGTCTGCGAGGAATAATCAGAAGCCGTGTCAAACCAGTTTTTAAAACCTTTCTCGGCGCCAGCAGTCCAATCGGCTTCAGAAGCAGCGATTGCTTTATATTTTTTGTCCAGAGCATCAAGAGCCGCCTCTCGTTGTGCTATTGCTGCGGAACCTCCGTCAGTTTTGGAAAAAACACGATCAATCTGTTGCGTCTCGTCGAACCTGCTACGCTGGCGATCACTCATGCCTGCGGTGTCAGTCGTGAGCGTTGCCTCGTCCCTGAACTTCCTGGCGGCGTCCGTTAAATCCTTCAGTGCGTCAGCCTGTTCACGCTGCTTACGAACGTTCTCGTCTGCCTTCTGGTTCCACTTTGCCAGCTCGGCTGACGCTGCCTGAATAGCGCGGCGCTGCTCGTCGGTCCATTTAGTCCCGGCCTGATGCGAGGCGGCGTAGAGTTCTGAGGCTTTTTCACCTTCTGTTGCGCGCACCCGTTGCACGTCAATGGCCACGCTCAGATCGGCCATTTTTCGGGAATACTGCTCCGCCGTACTTGCCGCTTCGCGCTCGGCTTTATTTTGTGCGTTAGTCGCGGCAGTAGCATCCTTCTTGGCCTGCGCAGCGGCGGCGTCCTTTTTGGCAGCCTGGTCTTTCCTGTAGATATAGGTGGTATACAGATCGCCCGTCAGCTTCAGATCTTCAGCTTCATAGACAAACTGCTGATGCTGCTTCGCAAGACCATCCATACCCGCCAGCACCACATCGCGCTGTGCTTTATCCAGTGCTGTTTGCTGCTGTGGGGTGGCTTTTGCTGTGGATAATACCGGTCCCGCATACTGAGGTGGCGTAGCGGATGCTGTCGCCGACATCGAGCGATTAAGGAGGTCATATGCGCCTCTAAGAATAGAAACTGCGCCTGCCTGCTCAATGGCTTTCTGTGTAGCCAGATCGCTGGCGTCATTCACCAGCTTCTGCGTCTGCCCTACCTTTGCGGCGGTCTGTTCGCGCTGATACTCAAGCTGGTTTAGCTTATCGGTCAGCTCGACGTTTTTGGCCGTAATGTCAGCCTGATCCATAAACGTGTTGATCAGGGTCAGCGTCGGGTTTCGGTTGTAATCCTGCTGGATCCTGTCCATCGCCCTGAGGCTGTCTTTCACCTTCGCTATCTGAGAATCCAGATCTGCCAGGTCCTGCTTCTGAGCCTGTAAAGAAGTACGGGCATCGGCAGCAGTTGAGCGAAGACCAAGCACCGACATTTTCTGTAGCTTTGCGTTGATCTCGTCAAGGTTATTGGCAAAGCCCACCGCCTCCCGGTGTACCTGCTGCGTGTGCTGATACAGGCCGTACATCGCCGCGCCGGCACCGATAATCACTCCCGGCCACCCGCCGAGAATGCCCAGTACGCCACTACCCAGGCGGGACATCACCGAGGCCGTGTTAGTGAGGTTATTTACAGCCGAAGCCCGGCCAGCAAGAGCGGTATTAAGCGAGGCCTGCGCAGCGGCAAGATTCCGCTCTGCAACAATCTGTGCCTCAATGCTCGTCGCCGCTGCGCGTGCCTGTTGTGCCCGGTAAACCGCCTGGCGGCCAGCCGCTACGCTGACCTGAGCACCGCGAACCTGCGCCTGCGCCAGTGCAACTTCTGCGGCCGCGTTGGCGAGTACCGCGCGCGTAGACTGGCCCACGCTGCCAACCATGTTGCCAAAGTAACGGGCCAGACCTACGCCCACCAGCAGCCCCGCAGTATTGGCCACCTCGTCAATGTTCGTCGCCAGGCCATCCAGAATACCGGAAAGCGTGGATGATGCGCCGACGGCATCGTTAGCACCGCCTACCCAGGCAAGAAACGCGTTTTGCACTTTCTGTGCAGATCCACTGATAGAGGCCGGGAGGGTGTCGAATTCTTTGCGCAGTATCTCAACGTTGGTCAGCAGCGGGACGATCTTGTTTGTCGTCAGCTCGCCATTGTTTGCCATATTGCGCAGACCGCCAAGGGTGGTACCCAACCCATCCGCCAGCAATTTCGCCAGGCGGCCGCCGTTCTCCATAATGGCGTTAAATTCTTCCCCCCTCAGCACGCCGGAACCCAGCGCCTGGCTCAACTGGGTGATCACCGAACTGGCCTCTTCCGTGCTCGCCCCAGATAATTTCAGTGAAGTAGCAACGGTTTCTGTAACCTTTGCCACATCTGCAGATGCATAACCGGCATCACGCAGAGACTGGGCAATTCGGCTGTAAAGGTTACTGTTCGCTTCTAGGGAGGTTCCGGTGCGCTGGCTGATCTCCATCAACACGCGCTGGGATTGCGCGTAATCCTCACTGGACGAGGATGCCAGGCGAAGGCGCCCATTCAGTTGGTTCCAAGTATCAGCAAACTGAATCAGCTGATGCGTGGCAAATGCACCGGCCCACGCGCCGGCAAGTCCGGCAGCGGAAGATCGCACGGTTGCAAGCTGAGAATTCAGGTCTGCCAAAGACCGCTGAGTTTCACGCGTGGCCGCTGCAGCTTTTTTCCCGCCCTGCTCCATAGTGCGGTAATAATCCGTTCCCATGCGGGACGCTCTGGCGATCTCAGTCTGGAAAGAAGATGAGTTCGCCGAAATTTTGATGATTAGCTCACGCAGTGTCGCCATATTTCACCCATAAAAAAACCTCACCGAGGTGAGGTTTCGTCTGTGCAGTTCGGTCAGTTAATGCCTGCCTTTCTCCGGGCCTCTTCAAGGTATTCTTCATCGGTTTTAGACGGCATATCAGTATGAGAATTATTGAGGTCGCTGCCGCAATGCTTGCATTTTACGGCTTCTTTTTTTATCAGCTCTGCGCAATAAGGACATTTTTTCATCCCTTCCTCAAGCTTCTCTTTCTCGTCAAGCTCGGGATCCTTTTTAATGATTATTGAATGAACGATTGCCACAATGAAAAGTAGCGCTCCGTATATCCACCAAGCGAAAAAAGAGCGCCCTTTACTACTTGCAATCAATCCCGGGATGATGCCAAGGACCGCAGCAATTAACCAAAATTCCATGATTATTCCTTTAGAAAAAGCTTTATAAGGATTAATCTTAATTTCAGAAAAATGAAAAGTCACCCTTACTTGTCAATCTATATCGCAGAAATCCATGCCTCCAGCTCACTAATTTCCTTCTCTTCTTCCTGCTCACCCCATTTCAGCATCACATCCGGAATAGTGAATTTGCCGCCCTGAGAGTTCAGCGTTGCAACGGAGATCTGCGCCGCCTGTGCATCGGCGCGCCAGTCGCCAATGGGGCTGATGCGGTCAAACTCAATCCACATTTTCAGCTCACTGGCGGTGAGGTTCTGGCGTAGCTCGTGGAGGGTGCGCCCCAGCCGGAGCGCCAGCGACATCAGAAAGAAGGTCAGCGGCTGCTTTACGGCTTTCCCGCTTCTTCCTGACTCATTCCGAGGCTGAGAGCCTGTGCCAGAAGGCGGGCATGGACCGGGCCATAAATTTTAGACACCTGCTCCTGATCCTCATCGCCGAATACGCGCTCGCCGTTTTCATCCAGCAGAACGTCAATGAACAGAACGACATCGGCCTCTTTGTTACGCAGGAACTTCCCCGCCTCAGTCAGTTTCGGTACCTCTTCGCCCTCAGCCAGCTGCGGATTGACAATTTCCCGGAATTTTACCCAGGCATCGCCGGAGGGTTCGCGCAGCGTTACCTTTGCGCCATCCCATTCAGGGACCGTGATACCGTTTTTTGTGCGATAGGCTTTCGATGCAGTAAGCGCCACGTTGCGTAATGAATTCTGTGATGTTCTTTGCGCCATTTCATTTTTCTCTTGTTACATGGTGGGAGGGGAAAAAGCGGCCGAAGCCGCTCAGGAACCAGATGCAAAAATGCGCTTAGGCTTGCCGCGAACACGCAGCGAATAAGTCGCGCCAACAACCGAAGAGGTTGCCGCAGACCAGGAGCTCTGCCGAACTTCCACCAGCACATAAAAACCGTTGCCTGAAGGGAACACCACGCGCAGCGCGCGCAGTTCGTCATTTTCGTAAGCGGTCTGAAGTGCTTCCTGCGCTGCTTCATCACCTACCCAGTTGCGCGAAATGCTCATTTCTGCGGGCGCTGCCAGTCCGTTAGTTTGCTCTTGCTCGGTTGAACACAGGGTGGTGACGTCAATGTCACCCTTCTGGCCGCCGGTAAAGGTGATTTCCTTCGTCGCACAGGCCGCTTCCAGCCAGGTAATCCCGGCGCCCGGGAAAGTGGAGGATGTAAAATCCTCGGCTGTTACAGGCGCATCGGAGACGGCAAAAGTCATCCCCTTTGTGACTTCATATTTACTGCTCATGATTTCTCCAGATAAAAAAAAACCGCCGGAGCGGTATGTGACGGTGAGCGAGCCTAAACGATTACTCGAAATTCAAGCGTGGCCCGGTGATAGTGAAGATCAGGCTCATAGCCTGGCGTCTTAACGATGTTTTCTGGTTTCAGTACCTGCAGGGCATCCAGCGCCATATTCCTGATCGTGCTTGCTTCGGTGATGGTGCGGGAATAGACATCCACCTGAACCGAAACAGCCGACTCAGCCTGACCACAAAGTACGTCAGCGGCCACATCAGTGATGATCGAGAAAATTACCCACGGCGGCGATACAGAAGGATTCCCGTCACTGCTGAGCGGGGCAACGTAGGGATAAACCTGCCCTCCTGCCAGCGGTGCCAGCAGAGGATAAAGATCATCTTCCGTCATTTGCTTAGTGCCTCATCAATGGCCTGGTTCATGCGTCTGAATGCGACCTCCGTCGCCTGCTCCTGGCGAACATCAAACGCGGGACGAATGAAAGGATGCGGCGGCATGTTAACGGTTCCCATTTCGACGAAGCGCCAGTAAAAGGCGTTTCTGGGATTATTCGCCTTCATCGTGTTATCGCTGTTGCCGGTGCTCGGGTTGACACCACGAATATGAACGCCGGAAGAAATTTCTCCGCGGCGCCGTGAGCGCTGAGTAAGGACAACCACGTTTTTCTTCAGTTTCCCGCTCCGCTCAGGCGCACGTGCGATCACCTCCTCCTTAAGCACTTCGGCCCCGGCGCGCGTGGCATCACGAAGAACTTTGTTATTTTCAGCACGGCTAAGCGCCTCCAGATCTTTGGAGATATTATTCAATCCGGAAAAATCGAGGCTCGTCTCAATCATTTTTCGGCCCCCTGCTTGCAAAGGATTTCCAGCAGCACGCAACGGCTATCGGGAATAGCCGGGCCGACAACATTCAAAACCGCCCCCTTGTACGCCCCACTGAGCACTTTAAGCCGCGATGAAGCAGTTATATCCCGCCTGAAACGTACCCAGATACGGACTGTTGCGGGTGCAGATTCTGCTCCAGAAGAAATTTGTTCTCGACCACTGATGCCCTTCACTTCAGCCCAGATGGTTTTTCCTTCCTCCCACTTATCTATCGGTTGTCCAGTAGAATCCCGGCTTGAAGTGAAATTCAGGATAGTGATTCGGTCACGTAGTCGTCCTGCCTGCATAGAGCCTCCTCGCTACAAGATAGTTGGCCGTCGAAGATCGTAGATAAGCATCGTGACGGAATACGGAAGTTCACCCTGCTTCAGTTTGTCCTCCTCCTCTCCGCCCCGGTTGCGGTCCAGCCAACCCAGCAGCATTAGCAGAGCCGTCTGGGTCCGACGCAGAGGTTCGCCTTCAATCAGATCTCCGGTGGGTTTGACGATTTGGTCGCGGCTTCCCTGAACGTAAGCGAGAATAGCAGCGCTGCCAGCCTGAATTTTCATGGTCAGATCGGCATTGCCGGCGTCCTCATCGGCGTCAATGCGCAGGTGCTCTTTCGCCTGTTCAAGAGTGACAAGTTCAATCACGTTTTATCCCTCCCGTCCCGACCGCGCTTGGTCGCGAGCGTCCAGCCTTTTGAGCCAGTTTCGCCAGGCTTGTCCTGTGTCTGTTCGTCGCAGTGCCAGAGCGAACCACCCCACGTTACCGTATCGCCAGGCCGGTACTCCTGGCCGGATTTGAACACGCCCTTATAAATCATGACCGGCACGTCAAACGTTTTGGTTTCGCTGCTGCCGCTTGTCCGGTTAACCGTTAAGGTGAAACAACGCTGATCGGAGCGTTCAATTTCCACGCCTGCCACACCATCAACTACACATTCCCAGCCGCGCATGCCGTGCGTTTTCTCGTAGGATCGCCAGAGGCCGCCTTTATGTGTTGCATAAGAGCCGCGCGGGTAACTTTTCCCTTCGTCAATGGATGGGAGAATTTCGAGCGCCAGCGCGTCGCGGCCATCTTCCCCGTCCCTGCCGGGCTCAGCCGGAGGGATAGCAGCGACAGCCTCGCCTAAGAGCGCTTTTACATCAGGTAAAACCGGCATTGCCGCAGCAACGAGTTCCTCCAGCATCGGCTTCACATCTTCGGCAGTAACGCTTTTTCCGTCCTGCGGAACAGGGATAGAAAGGAACGCATCACTTACCGCCTCATCCACCGCCTGCTTCAGCAACGCCGGATCATAATCTTTACCGTCTTTTGGTGTCGGTATAGTGCTGAACGCTTTATCGACCATCTCCTGCAGCATCGGCTGAACGTCGTCTGGCGTCAGGCTTTTGCCGTCCTGGGGAGGCGGGAGAGCAGCGACTGCTTCCCTGACCATGGAGGTAATGTCTGGCAACTGCGGTAATTCAGGAGTGGAAAGTTCCGCCACAGCGCTTGCCACCATGGCGGAAAAGTCAGGCAACGGACTGTCTTTTATTTCTGCGATGGTTTCAGCAAGCTGGATCAGCTTATTTTCAAAGGACTCGCTTTGCGCCTGAAGGCTTCTGCTGAATTCCTCACGAATTTCAGCGAGCACCTGACCAAATTCCTCACCCAGTACCTTTATCAGGGATAATTCGCGTTCGTTCATTTGATAAGTAATCCTCTGATCATGGCTTTGGCCGCTGACTGCTCTGCATCAGACAGTGCCTTACCTTCATCACTGGCTGTTGATGGCGGCGATGACTGGCTGGCTTTACCAAAGGGATCGTCTGAGGCATCACGGCGCGCCAGTGCGCCCAGACTAAAGTTCTGCTGTTGCAGGTACAGCTCATCGCCGCCAGTGACCGGGGGCAGGTTCTCACTGCGTCGCGCCTCATTCGGTGTAAGGATGGTATTTTTTACACCTTCCCCCAGCGTTTTGATCCGGCGTTCGCTGTCCATACGCAGAAGCGCGCTCACATCAAACTCGGTACCGGTATCACCTTCCAGTTCAAACGCTTCATCCAGCAGCAACTCGATCGACTCAATCAGCGCCTGCAGGCACTGTGAGTAATACTGCTGCTCCAGTGCCTCAATGTTGTCGTAAGAGGGAAGCTCACCAATTCCGGCTTTATATGCCGGGACATGAAATGCCGAGCAAACAATTTTGGCTGACATCTGAAGCTGCTCAACCACCTTCGCATCATCAGCAGACATAGAGACCGGATTGTACTTGGCACCATTGCTCAAAAGGCCTGTTTTTCCTGCATTCTCACCTGTGTAGCCCGTATCCCAGTTCGCTTTAAGGACGCGCGCATTTTCCTCGGTGATGTTGCCAGGCACTTCAATAACCCCGCTTGGCTTGCTGCCATTGCGGAAAAAGAAAGCTGAGTTTTGCTGAATATGATGGCCCTGCATCGCAGCCAGCCCGGCGGCGTAAACGGGTGAAAGTCCGACGAGCGGATGAAACAGACAGTTGAAGCGGTCATGAATAACCTCACGCGCCGGAACGGTGACGGATGATTCCACGCCCGCCATGTTGTCAGGGTTTATCTGGTAAAAAACGGAGCCGTCGTCCGCTACCAGTGGCGTCACTTTGTTCCAGTCCAGAATGCGAAGCTCTGTAATTTCGCCACGGGTATTACGGATCTTCAGAGCAATGGTATTACCGTGGCAAAGCTTCGAGTTAAGCCAGCACTCAAAAAACTGAATGCGGTTCTGATATGCATTGGGCCGTCTGTAAATCGCCGCGGCTTTACCGCTACTGCTTTCTTTCCAGATACCGTTTGAGTCACGGCGCATCATTCGCAGCGGCATCTTGGCAATATCACTGGCAATAAGCGATATGCAGGAAAACACAGCGTGGAAGGAAAGCACGGTGTTCTGATTAATTTCGAGGTTACGCTGCCACGCACCGGCAAAGGGTTCACGGACAAAACTTAACAGTGAGGTCCAGGCTCCCTGGCTGGCGGGTTGTTGCAGCGCCTTTGCTTTTCGCCTTAAAGGATTCCACATCAGCCGTCACCCGCGTTATTTTTCTTTTTCCCGCCACCAGCCCGTCTCGCGCCGGTGTACTCAGCTTTACCCAGGAGTACCAGCACCCTTGCGCACTGGTCATCCACCGTTTTTTCATCACCGGGAATGGAGTCATGCGTGCGTTGCAGATATCTGATTTTTGCCATGCAATATGGCGGGGTTTCCCCCGCCCTCCGGAGTTGATTAGCTGGTCTGGGTGGTGCCGTAGTTCACGCCGGAAATTACCGCAACGGCAGCGGTACGGCGGCGCTTCCAGTTGATCCAGCGCTCGGCGCGGATAGCCACGCTGTTGGTCTGGAACATGGAAACCAGTTCGGTACCCGTCGGCGTTACGCTGTCCCCGCTCGGTGCGCTTTCCATTTCAAGCGACGCTTCGCGGGACATATCCACCGCCACGCCACCGTCGTCCGCCAGATAAATATCAGGCGCGTTGAGGAGCGTAAGGTTGGTACCAGCGTACTGGGAAACAATCGCCGGAAGTCCCTGGTAGGTGCCGCCCAGCAGTGTCATTTCCGGGTACATCTTCTGCCCCAGCGCGTTTTTCTTCATGGACAGCGCCAGCGCATTAGTGCTGGACATAATCCAAACCCCGCCAGTTGGCTGCAGGTTCGCCGCGACAAACTGAGCGAATGCGGCTTCTGCGTCTGCATCCGGATCGCCGGTAGAAGGAATGGCTGAAATACCGTTAGTTACTGAGGCTGGAGAGACGTTTGCGACTTCTGCCTTTGCTGGATTGATGAAGTCAGTATCGAGACGCGCAATAACAGCTTCAGCCAGCGCGTTACGCACCAGAGCGTCTGCCGCCGGGTTAGAAAAACGGATCAGTTCGTCGGTCAACACCGCGATGGCGGCCACTTTCGCAAAGCTGAAGGTGATAGATTCGAAATCAAATTTCGTCAGCGGCTTCGCCTTACCCTGACCTACCCAGTTGGCTGAACCGCCGGAAGTCTGCGCCGGAATGCGGATATTAAATGGCACCCGGCGCAGCGCCGGGATATTACCCTGTCCGAAGCGGCCAATAATCGTCTGCGGACGCAGGAAATCCACAAAGTCCTGAGCATATTCCTGATATTCAACCAGCGAGCCAGCCCAGGTTGGATCGGTGGTTGTGCCTGCGCCGACGGCTGCTTTGAGGACGTGATGCAGTTTCGAATCATCCGGGTACTGTTTACGGGCGATTTCCAGCGCCTCGGAGCGGCTGCCGTTCGCAGCGGCCAGCGCTTTAGCGAAGCGGGCGAAAGCGATACCTTTTTCCAGCTTCTGCTCAACGCGGATGATGCCCGGGGCGCTGGTCGTCACCACATTAATATCACCAACAGCGGCTTTGCTGACTGGTTTGGCTGTCTGGGCCATGCTGGATTCCATGTCGCGCAGGCGTTTCAGGTGCGCATCCACGGATTTGATTTCAGCGGAAGTGTTGTCGTAGCCCTCTTCTTCTTCACTGTCCAGGGTCCGGCCGTCTTCGGCAGCCTTCGACATAATGTCAGAGAGGGAAGCCGCCAGCGCCGCACGCTTCGCTTCAAAGCTTTTGATCTGTTCTGCGATATTCATCGGGTCGTTTCCTTTTTTGATATTGGTTTTGTGTGCTGTAGCGCCAGCGGATTGAGTTGCTTTAACCACCGGTTTCTCATTGCCTGCCGCGGCGAGTAACTGGCGGTCGAAAGATTTAACGGTATTGATCGAGCATTCGGCGTTCGCCGGAATGGTCACTGCCGAGACTTCAAGAAGATCCCAGGACAAAAAGCGGATGCCGCCTTCATCCAGAAAGGAGTATTCGATCGGGCGAAAGCCGATAGAGAGCCCACGAACCAGCCCGGCTTTAATGGACGCCCAGGCCTCATCGAGGCGGGCCACTAACTGGGATGGCATATCAGGGGTTGGCTTCACCAGTTTTGCACTGATTTCCAGCCCGCCTTTCACCATTTTTGGGGTGCAGGTGCCGATAGGTTGTGAGCGGTCATGCTGCCAGAGGAACGGGGTGTCGCTGCGAAATTTTGCCCCCTCCGGCTCCATAATGTCCCCGTCACGGTCAGGCGATGGCGTGGAGGCGATGCCGGTAATAATCCGCTCATCCTCGTTTACTGCCTTCACCGTCATGAGGGTGCATGCGCGATTAAGCGTCATTTAGCTGCCTCCTGAAACGAAAAAACCCGCCGGAGCGGGTCGTGAACTGACGTAACTGTCATATGAAATGTACCTGGTAGTCCTGCTTTTTCGCCTCAGGATTTAGGGCCATTAGCGAGACAGCGTTAAACAGCGCCATCAGCGGGTCAATCTTGCCCTTACCGCTGGCCTGTTTGGTGATGAGAATGGCGTTACCCTTCGGCTCAACCCTGGCATTACCCACGCACCATGCCATCAGTGGCTGTCCGGCATGGATCAGCACTCCCTCGGCAAGCTTGCGCTCTGTGGTTTTGATCGCGCCGCCGAGACGCCAGCCCTGACTCACGCCTACCACCGCATCGGCAGGAATGTCCGCCTCAATCAGCGCGTCGAGTATTTGTCCGACCCCTGACGGGTCAATGCCTATCTTGTCCAGCAGCTCAGCGACGTGGATCCGGCTGACATATTCCGCCACTTCTTCAGTATCCTGACCGACGCGCTTCACAATGGTAAGGTCGCCGGCTTTTACGAAATCGTTGAACCTTGATTCTTCACTTTTGCGACGCCTGATCGCTATTTCATGTGCCCAGGCATGACACCAGCACAGCCATTCACGCGTTTCCGTGTCACGCCCGATAGCTGAAAAGCCCAGCAGATCATCAAGTCCCCCGCCGTCTATCCCGACAGTGATGACCTCGGCGCGCCGCAGTAGATCTTCAAAACTCACGCGCTGCGCCTGCTGCTCCCAGAAATCAACACCCGCCCAGCGGTCGGTTCGCAGGTTCAGGCCGATCTCAATGTTGAGGTGCTTCGCCAGAAACTGCTGCAGCGTACCGTCAGTTTTTGCCTGATTCTTGCGGAGATTATCGGCTATCCATTCGGGGCTGACGGACAGGCCGATGTTCGGGTTGGTAATATAGAAATTTTCAGGTGCAAGATAAGCCTTGCTCTGGATCATGCTTTCCGGGAACTCATAAAGAATGCCCAGTGTTTTCGGATCGATGATTTTGCCGTCACGCACATCGCGCCAGTAATCGAGACGTTCTTTAAACACGCCTGACGGTGGTTCATCACTCTGCGTGGTGAGGTAGATAACCCATCCTTCGTTACGAGATACCTGCCCGCCAAGTGCTTCCATAAACATGGCTTCAGCGTTAGCGCGCTTACCGAACAACCAGAGTTCGTCCACGAGGATACGACCGGACTTCTTCCCGGATACAGTGTCGGTATCCGCCGCCACAACTTTTAATGTGTTACGCGTCACCCGGTGAGTAATGGTACGGATATGGTCCTGTATCTGGAACATGTCCGACAGTTCCTCGTCGGCACGGATCATGCCGGCAGCAGGCTTGAAGCTGTTATCGGCGACCTCTTTTGTTGGTGCCAGGATCAGGTGTTCTTCGTCCTCCCGCCAGCACAGGATCAGCGCGGTCAGCATAATGCCCGCCGCGATGGTCGATTTGGTGTTCTTCTTGGAAATCAGCAGCCCGTATTCCCGGATCAGCTGATTTCCGGTATCAGCCTCATAACCGCCGAATATGGCTTTCACGAAGTCAAAAACCCATGTTTCAGAACATTCACCGAACGTGGGTTTGCCCGGCAGATCGGAAACGCGCAGTTCCCGGAAAATACCCAGCGCCTGCTCTGCCTGACCCGGGAAGATCGGCGGCGGGATAATAGACTCTCCGGCAACCAGAAGGGCTTCCCAGTCGGGGCATGCTGTGGACCACTTTGCCATGCATTACCCTCCCTTATTATTTACCACCAGTTTTGGCGGCGCCATGGATCCAAACTTGCTGGCACCTGCGGCAACCTTCGCGGCGGCGTTTCGCGCCTCTTTTTTCCCTGTTTCCCCTTTTTTAGGGTGAATGTAGGGCAGCATGGCCTTAGCGGCATCTTTCCGTACGTCAATTTCTTTCGTGGCGTCGTTCATCACGGACATGAGAAATTTGAGTGGATCATCAAAAGCACCCGATGTTGGTGGAGATTCCGGTACCGGGATTCGTTCCGTGTTGTTTACTGCTGGGGTATAAACATTTCTCTGGCATGCAGGTTCATCGTCTGTCTCAATGACCTCTCTCTTTTTTCTGTCGATAAAGGCGATGACTTCCGGGTCTTTTGCCAGCTGCGAACCCTTTGAACGCGCGGATTTCTCTGAATAACCCGCCTGAATTGCCGCTCCTTTCTGAGACATACCGGACATCAGCGCCACCGCGAATTTTCGCTTCTGCGCTGTTAACATGTTTATACCCTCCAGAGGGGAATTTTTTCTGTGCGTGAGAGGGGGGGCGGTGTCCAGCCCGATCGACGTTTATAACCGGTCATACCCCCCCCGGTTGTTGAGAATGGATCTCAATCAAATGATAATGATTTCAAATGCAACTATTTCTCATCTGCATGCGACAGGCTTTGTCATCTGGTTCAAAGTGCTATGAAACCATTACCCTGATCGCCTTCCGGCACGGCATGTTTCAGCGCTTCTTCATCAGGCTGACTTGCCGCAGCTTCGCGCGCAGACTTCCCGGCATGGCACTCGACGCAGAGCGTCCACAGATTACGTTCTGAGTTGTCACCACCGAACTGAAGCGCGATGCGGTGATCCAGCTCACTCTCGTGCAGGTCAACAACACGTGAACACATGCAGCATCGTCCGCTATCACGCACCCAGATTCGACGTTTAAGGCCGACACGGGCACTTCCGCTGATGCGTCGTTGCTCACCGTATACAGGCTTGATGCGGCAGGTATCGATGACCTTCAACCTCGGCTTTAACGTGGTGAGCTTAGCCATGTAACCTCCATGCACGCCTGCGCTCGTGGCGCGGCTGGCGGTCAGGGTGCTTTTCTACCGGATCACCATCAGCATGATCCACCAGCGAGAAGCACGGATAAATCACCGGGCCACCGCAGGCATCGCCCACAGCATAATCAGCAGGCTTGCCTGCGTCCCAGCGTGCCAGCACTTTTGGTATTAGCTTTGGCGGAACGCTGTAGCAAACGGCATGTACCAGACGTTGCAAGTAAATATGGTCTTCCCTCACACGATCGGCGGTGATTAGCTTCGTAGCTATCTCCAGTTGATATTGTGGAGGGCGACCGGTACCCAGATAGAAGCTGATGAGGGAATCCGGGAAGCGATTAAGCCACTCGGTGGCCAGCGCCTGGAACCCTTTCACCGGCAGCGCATCATCCTCAATTACAACAACCAGACTGTCCTGCCCGGCAGCCCACTCCAGCGCGCGGCGATGATTCCAGTTCGCCCCCAGATCACTCTCATCGACAAGCAGATAAGCAGCCAGTGATTCAGCCAGCTTTTCTGCCTGCGCTCGCCGGGCATGGTGGCCAACCACAACGAACTTCACTTGTGTTTCCACCATGCTGACTCCTTACCGATACCATCAGTTTTGAAAACGGTGTGAACCTTCGGGCCGGTGACCAGCCTGTCAGCGAATGACTGCGCGACAATGCCGAACGCCAGCATGTCGCCCACCGCGGCGCCAGCCTGTTCTTTCTTCCAGAAACGATAACTCTCGATCCGGTAGTAGAGACGGATGATGCCGTGAGCGAACGCCATCACATCAGCGCGGGTCCCACCCAGCAGACCAGCGTTGAGCATCACATCGTTGCTGCGCGCTTCAATGAACTCCTGATAGATACGCTCCGGATGATTCTGCTTTGCCCAGGCGTCGGCGTATGTCTTCGGTTCTGATCCGACATAAACCTTGCCGGGCTGCATTTCATCCCACGGCGCGCGAAGCATTTCGACATCGGTACCATCGGTGCACCAGACAAAACGGTATTCAGAGTGATCGCGCAGGTGCTGCCAGATGTGCAGCCAGCGCCGGAAGTACACGTTCATCTTCACATCAGGAACGCGGCATAGTTCAACGTCTGCCGGGGCCATCTGCAGCTCATCCACCAGCGCGATACGTCCACACTGCCGGAGTGATGCGGCCCATTTAGCCAGCATGTCAGGCGAGGCCGTCAGTTTGGTACCGCGCTGCGGGTCAGGCTGACTTGTGAGCAGCGTTGTGATTACCACGTCGCGCTGCTGCCGGTATTCAACATAACCGGTAAATCCGGCATCACGCCGCTCGTTGTGGATCCTCACGTTACGTTCCACCAGCGCCACGCGGTCAGGTTTTGGTACCGAACGCTCCACCGCTTCATGCTCATCGAGAGAATGGATCAGCTTTTCTGAACCGACCACATCACCGTAAGCCCACGTCGTCAGGCCAGCGTTATGGATGCGCAGAGCGAGATCACTGTGTTCGTACATGCCGCGACCGTATACCGGGTCGAATCCGCCCACACTCTCGATAGCGCTGCGGTGGTAATAAAGCATCACGCCGCGCTGGCCGGTGTACGCCACATGCTGATCGTCACGATAAAGCACCGCTAAGTCGTTCAGCTTGTGCTGACCAGCCAGATCAAGAAACTGGTAAGCCAGGTGTGGCTCTGGTGATTCGATGTAAGGCAGGTGCCAGTTATCGGTGATAGGCCATGCGTCATCGTCCCACAGAAAAAGATGCTCGCACCCGGCATCCATCAGCGCGGTTAAGCTGGCATTCTTTGAGGCAACAATGCCGAGTGATGTTTCATGGCACAGCAGCTGCACGCCGTCAGGCACTACCGCAGCAGGCTTTGATCCATCATCAATAACCACCAGCAGCGCGCCGTCGGGCAGGTGCTTTATGTGTTGTTCGATTGCTTGCGTCAGGACGTCTGCTCGATTGTGGGTAGTGATGGCAATGCCGATCCGTGATGAAACAACGCTGGCGGGAGCGTATGGGACACCATCAATAGTGACCTGCATATTTACTCCAATATAAAAGCCACTAGCTAATGCCAGTGGCTTCGGTATGTGATGGCAATAAAAAAACCGCCCTAGGGCGGCTTTAGAACGGTTATAATTTTATTTCTTGAGAGCATCCTGAATTGCATCAGCAAGTTTTGCAATGCTATCCGTCGCTTGATCTAAATCACTGTGCATTACACCTTTGCCTGAACTGGCTGAAGCCTTTGCAATTTCTAAAGCTGCTTGAACTGCAAGTAAACGCTTTCTGTTCTCTGCTACTTGCGGCCCTTTAACTCCATCTAAATCAAAATAACCTTCAAGCATTCCTCTCTCCTTTACACAGCCTATCTGTGGTAATTAGAAGATTGGGGTTAGTAACGAAATTTCAACTGTAGAAATATGACAGTTCGCCTGCCACGCTTTGTTATGCGCCAGAATGTCTTTCTTCGTCTGGCGGTCCATAACTTCGATGTCTTGATCTGTCAGGTAGATTGGCTTTACCCAGTCACAGGCGGTATCAACCACCACCGGCACGCTTCCACGTGTCGCGCAGCTCGCGATCAACATCGTCATCAGGCATGCGGTTAACAGTCTGCTGTACATTGCTGGCTTCCTTCGTTACTTCTACCCTGCGTTCGGCTACTGCTTCTGTGGCAACGGCCTTTTCTTCGGCTCGCTGCTGGTCTGCTTTGGATTCGGCCTTGCTGCTACCGCGAATATGCCCCAAGCCAAAAGCACCGGCGATAGAGGTAATCACTAAGGCAGCCAGTCCGAGAATAATCTCCAGAGTCATAAGGCCACCCGCTCTTTTACCCAGCCGTAAACAAACGTCTCATTAGTGCTGCGCTGTTCTGCCAGCTCCAGATAACGCTGCCCCTGGCTACAGTTGAGCGCGCGAAGCATAACCAGTTCCCCCTCTTTACCTCGGCGTGAAAGGTAGCTTCTGAGCGCGCTAATTGTTCGGGGGCCTATAAAACCGTCAGCGGTAAGATCCGGGTAAAGAGTGCCCTGAATGTTGAAGACGTTCAGCCAGCGCTGAAACCACTTGGTCTGAACTGACGGCCCCATGTTTACGCCGGTATCGCAAAGCTCCGCAGCAATAGCTGGCGATACCTCTGCTACCTGGTCAAACCGCGGCCCTGTCCAGTAGTCAGCAGTGAGGATTTCCAGAGCCTGCTGCCGGGTCAGATTTTTCATGTCACCGGTAAACCCATGAGCCCGCGCAACCGCCTGTGTAATACCCCAGTTGGTTGGACCACCTTTATCGTCAGGATGATTAACGTAACCACCCTCTTTTCCGAGAATGGCGTCAAAAATTTCGTCTTTGGTCATTATTGCCTCAGATGATCAACCAGGCGCGCAACGTTGCCTCTGACGGCCACCAGCAGCGAAAGAAAAATGACGTTAGCCCCAATGGTGGCCCACGAAGAATGAGGATAAATGCCGCACAAATATGCTAGTGGGACGGCGCTGTAAGTAACCGTTATCAGCCATGCCAGCCTGGAAACCCACGGGCGGTGACGTGAATCACCGCGACGATAAAACATCAGGGTGATCACTACCCCGGCGCAGATCAGCGCGTTTAAAGTTGCTGTTGGGTCATTTAGAACCACCTGAACCTCCCCGGCGCGTTATCAGCGCCACCAGCGAGCCGACATCCTGGTTATTCAGGAACGTCAGGATTTTGACGGCTAATGCAGAAACAATTACGGCACCAATGGCATCCAGTGGTTTATCGCTGTACCCGGTCCAGTTAGCCAGCTTCGATCCAACCAGTCCGGAGCAGAGAATACCCGCGATATAGGACACAACGAAATATGCCATTCGACGTGCTGCACCCAGATCAGCAGCAGTAGCGATATAGAATACGGCACCTGCAAATGCGCCAAAAACCACACCGTAATCTGTTCCGGTCAGCAGTCCATAGACGCTGGCGCCGGTCAGTGCGCCACCGGCTAACCCTGTGCCGGAAATTGGATCGGACATTTAGCCCCCTCTTCGTTGCTGTAGCTCCTCTCAGATGAGGGGAAATAACAAAGGGCCACCAAGATGCAGCCCTCATTCTCTTGTAAAGACGTACGGTAGACACCTTCACAAGCATTTATTTTCATGTTTCGACCGATAGCGAAGCAACCGTTCCGGTAAATCGCTTGCTCTTTGTTAGGATTGGCACCCTCTAAGCAGCTAATTTTATAGTTACCATTATGAGGAATGGCATTTCAGTAGCGGTACATTAAAAACATTTGATGCAACGCATATGCGGATCGTTTTGTGTGTACACGCTGTAAATATATTCCTATTCAAAATTTTTTTAGTTCGCGTAGTTTCTGATGAAATTCAAGTAAAAAAAAAACCTACTCGAATGAGTAGGTTATAGATATAAAATTATTTTAGTTCTTTCAGACTGTGAGTCCATTCAGAATTGGGCATGTAACTTATCCACCAAGGTCTGCGCCTCTTTTAGCATTTTTTTGTATTCCTTAGTTTCATTATCTGCATCTTCATACGCACGCCGAACCCGCCACTTAAGAGCTAAGCATTTCATATTTCTATAAAATCTTGGGTTACGCTTTCGACACTCTTCCATGTATGGTTCGAAGTGGACATCTAAGAAAATGAGCGTTGAGCCGTAAACCTTGTAGAGGTAGCGGTCGTCGTAAAGATCATTATTAACGGCATTTGCACAGCGTTCCCACTCATTGAAGATAATTTTTAAAGCCTTACCACCTTCACTTTGCGAGAACTCATCCTTTCCCCAATCGGCAATCGGAAAATTTGCACGATCTTTGTAAATTCTTAGCAACTCTGTCCAAGCCTCAACAACTTCCTTATTACGCTTGTAAGCCGCCTCAAAATCCAAGGAGTTCTTTTCCCGAGAAGTGCGTCGTTGATTGCTTATGCTCGTGACCGCAATAATTGCACCAGCCAGCCCCGGATAAAAGGTTGGACTTGATTTCCATATGTCAACGAGGAAGCCCCAGAAATGGGTTAAAGCAGAAAAGATGTATTCAGTCATTTTCAACCATAAAAAATGGGAGCCGAGGCTCCCATTCTACTGCATAACATATGGAAAAGAACAGGTACTAAACGTCCCAGTTCTCTTCGTTGAATACGTGACGTTTGATCATAAAGACTACCTCTCTTTGTTGTCATGTAAGTGCGAGTTACATTTACTAAGTACTAACATAGGATTCAACTTAACACTAATCAAGCCGCCCCCCTAGAATCTGTCGAAGTAAGCTATCACGTGATAACTAGACATACAATCGGTATTTGTCTAGCTATGTAAGAAACCAAAAAGTATCTATGGCATACCTCTCCGTTACAGTATCTATGATACAACAATACTTGGCTAATGTAGACAGATCTATCTTAAAGAAGAAACTTACGGTTCAAATTTAGAAAGTTCAAACCTCCTAACCTCTTCATAAGTTTGATCAAATCTCAGGACCTCCAGTTCAACACCTATGGCCTGCCGTCCTAGTTCAAGCGCAGCTTTGATTGTTGAGCCAGATCCCATAAAGAAATCAGCCACCACATCGCCCGGCCTGCTGCTGGCGCTGATGATCTGCCGGAGCATGTCGGCGGGTTTTTCACACGGGTGTTTGCCCGGATAAAACTGGACAGGCTTGTGAGTCCATACATCCGTATAGGGAACGGATACCGTTACAGAGAAATACCGCCTGAGAGATTTGTATTCTTCATACAGTTCTGAATATTTTCGGTTCAGTGAATGCCACGTGGCCACCAGCTGGTGATGCGGGGTTTTCAGTTCATTACGCAGGTGCTTTTCTCTGGCGATACGATCAAAAAGATTCTGCAGGGCGAGATAATCCTTTTCACTGGGAAGTTGCCACTGGCTGGCACTGAACCAGTGCGAGGCCATCTGCTTACCTGTGGCAGAAGCGATCTCTTTAGACGTAACTCCCAGCGCCTGGCGGGCATTACGAAAATAACTTATCAGCGGGGCCAGTACGTTCTGCTTGATCTCTTTGCATTTTTCGTTGTAGCCGCTGTTTTTAGGCTTATACGGCCCCTGATAATGCTCTGCAAACAGGATCCTTTCTGTTGCTGGAAAGTAAGAGCGCAGGCTTTCCTTACTGCACCCATTCCATCGCCCCGAGGGTTTCGCCCAGATGATATGGTTCAGAATTTTGAACCGTGCACGCATCATGATCTCAATATCAGATGCCAGACGGTGTCCGGAAAACAAATAAAGGCTGCCAGAGGGTTTAAGTACGCGCCAGAACTCAGTCAGGCACATATCAAGCCAGCGCAGGTAGTCGTCATCACCGTTCCACTGATGATCCCAGCCGTTCGGCTTAACCTTAAAATAAGGGGGATCAGTAACAATGAGGTCAATGGAGTCGTCAGCCATCTGCGCAAGATATTGCAGGCAGTCGGCGTTTATCAATTGAGAACTGGATATATTTACAGTATTTTTCATAGATCAGTAAGCGGGTCTCTGGTAGGCTCAATATGCTTTAGCGCTAAAAGCAATGGGCCTTGGTTCGCTTGTGACCTTCTACATGAGCAAATGGCTGGTCGGGTGCGACAACACCCTCCAGCCGCCCATTCCCACAAAAAAAGCCCCCATCACTGGAGGCGCTTGTAACATCCGAACTGGTAAATCGACAACTTCGCCATTACCAGCTGTGTAAGAATGAACTGACAGCGCGCGAGGCTAATGTGGATATTCTCCGCAATTTCACCGGCGGTTGCCGGAGTAGTTGACAGTTCGTTATAAACCGCCCTTGCCTTTTCTGTCATATCTTTTTGATTTTGCATGCCATTTTCCTTCTTCTGGCGGTATGACATACAGATAACTCTTGTCGCTTATGACAGCAAGTCGTCTTTGGCTGTATATGAAAAAAGGCCCGCCGAAGCGAGCCTTTGAGATTATTGAATGTTATTACGCGGCGTGCAGTTCCAGGGTTTTACCCAGCGCCGCCAGCGCTTTCTGGATTGTGTCGATTTTAGTCGAGTGGTGTAGATCGAGGATACGAGTTACTTCCTGCGGGCGCGTGTCGATCATGCGCGCCAGTTCGGCGTTACTCACACCGCACTGAACCACCGCGTTGAGCAGCAGTACTTTGGCTGCCACGCTGGCGGGCACCTCCACGAACGCTTCGCCCTGGCTGGCTGGAAGCGGGATCTCGCGCCGGTCTTCAAAATAGAAGTCCAGCGCGGTTACCAGAGCATCCTGTGCCATTGCTAACGCTTCCTCTCTGGTATCGCCGCCAGTCATTGCTTCCGGAATATCAGGAAACAACACCGCACACCCTGTATCATCACATTCGAACGTTACTGGATATCGCATATCTGAATAAGTGAATCGCCGCAAGTACCAGCCCCGAAGGGCTGGATTTTTTATTTAAGACCGAGTTGCTTAAGAATTGCTTTTCTCAGCGGCTCCGGTATCTCCTTCCCCGGATGCCTCGGCATCACCGTTTGCTTGCCCTGGTAGATGAGTTTTAAGTGGTTAGTACCGTCTTTGAACTCTACCCCCTGTGCGGCCAGCCAACGTCTGAACTCGCTTTGCTTCACTTCCTCCTCCTGTCTGTTTAACTTGAAACCATTATAAACATTTTTGTTTATACAGACAAGGGATTTATAAACTTTTTTGTTTATATACGCAGCCATAAAAAAACCCGCTCGCTGGCGGGTTTATTAACTCTGAACATACAATGCCCATCGTTAACGTCAAATTTACACAAAAACGGCAAGATTGCAAGCATCGTGTCGTTAAATTATGCGATATCGCTCAACATTGGCGATCCTGTAACCCGCCGAAGTTGTACGTCAGAATAGCTTTCCTCCTGAAAGCATCGGGTGACAAGGCTCTCATAGAAAGGCTTCCAGCTGTAACGCCACGTTCTCTCAGGCAGACCCGGTAACTGGGCGAGTATCCCACGGTACGCCACTGAAGATTTAGGTCTGCTATATCCTCTGCCTTCGCAACGTTTACATTCTTTATAAACCGGCACGCCCTGGAACTCCGTGGCCTCCCGATCCATTGTTTTCCCTGTCCCGCCACACTGACAGCGCTTACTGATCTTACCTTTACCGTTACATTTAGAGCACAGGCATTGCTTTGCTTCCTCTACTTCCCGGAAGGACTCAAAATCCGATGGTGACTGCCCCAGTTTTTTGGCGAACTCAGGCAGCTTCATTGTGTAATGGCTTTTAGTGATTTTGCTGGTGGTGTTGATCAGGCCCTTTCCGGCGCACTTAGGGCAGTCGACGGTGTCAGCCGCTGATGAGGCGTAATCGTTATAGGCGTACTTCGCCAGCAACAGCATGCACAACGGTAATTTCTTCCCGGCGGCACGACGAATAGCCAGCGGGACGTGTTCTTTCGCATATTCTGACAGCCAGCGGATCGCCGCCTCTTTATCCTGTGCGCTTACCCCGGCCTTTCCCAGAAACATTGCCAGCCCAATGCCAGCGTCGGCCTGCGTCATACCGAGCGCCGCCATTACATCCGTTACAGTCAGCTGTTCGCTTGCTGTAGCCCTTACGCTGTCAGAAATATGCATGCCTTTCGGCGCGAAAAATTTAACGATGCTATCTAAATTCATGGTGGTCTCCACTCCACTTACGCCAGTACGCCGATCGCCAGCGCGCGGTCTAATGTCTTCAGCAGCAGCTCGGGCTGCGTGCCATATTTTTCTTCAAACGCCTTCATGTCAGCGTGTAACTCGTCGTGATGCGCTCTGCACAGCGGTATCACAAACAGGTCATGCGCTTTGGTTCCCATTCCACCCTGACCGTAGCCGATCACGTGATGCGGATCGTCAGCAGGATTGTTACAGCAGGCGCACGGCTGCACCTTTACCCATCTGGTGTATTTCTCGTTTTCCCAGCGCTTACGCTTCGGGCGTCGCATAAAGGACTCCGGCGATTCCGGATCGATGCGCAGCGCCAGCACCTGCTTCGCCTTTTCCTCAATGATGCTGGTGGCCGCCGGCGCCGGTACCAGCTCGCTTTCGCGATATAACGACGGAATGGTTGCCACCGGCAGGCGTAACGCATGGCGCGCCAGCTCCTCGGGAATAACGTCAGCAAGATCGTTACGCACCAGCCACCAGCACAACTCCGGGATCGTCAGCTGGTGGGTATCATCAAAGCCCAGCGCCATCCGCACGAACTCAATGATCCACTGCGCCAGGTTCGTCCGGGCGATGCCCGCCAGTCGCTCAGTGAACTGGCCACGCAGTGTGTTATCGCAGCGCCAGCAGACGCGGATCACGCCGGGCGCATGATGAAATGCCGTCACGTTTTCCATGTGATAAGTACCGTGCGGATACTGACATTCACCGCCACGCATCAGCCAGTTTTCCAGGCCTGACATGCCGCCGGCGCGCGCTATCACCTTCTCGTTTTCAAACACCGGTACCAGCAACGGATCTTCTGCCAGCGGCTGCGCGGCTGGCGGTATTTGCCCGGACGGTAACCCGGCCAGACGTTCCGGTTCGTTCTCCAGCAACATGCGCCCGCGGCTGAAATGCGCCAGCAAGTCAGCTCCGGGACGGAACATCACCACACCCAGCTCCCGGACAACGACCGGTTTGAGCAGTGCCCTCATGCCGCTTTTCCTTTCGCCAGATGTTCCGCCCACAGGCCGCCGATCCACTTGATGCCTTTGGCGGTAAAGCGCGCCTGGCTGAATGCGTGGTTGGTAGTTGACGAAGTGCCGGTCTTAACTTCGAACCGACCGAGATCGATATGCTGATGATGAGGTGTCAGCGTGCCCGCCAGCCGGTACATGATGTTGTTATCGATGAGGAACAGGCGGAA